CCCGGATCGTGTCCTGATCCTCGGTGACGATGGAAGTGGTGCCGACGGAGCCGGTCCGGCTCACTGCCGGGTTCCAATCGCCCTGGACGCTGCCGCCCAAATAGGTGGTCTCCTGGAAATCCTTCCGCCAGCTGCTCGACAGATCCAGATTGTACGGCAGACGCAGCTGCTCGCCGTCGAAATCTACGATGACGTCCCGGATGTCCAGCGGCTCGCCCACGTCGATCCATGCCGGGTGGCTGTCCGGGGTGATATAATCCCCGTTGACTGTCCGGAATACGATCCGGTGCCCGCCGGTCTCCCCGATGGCCGGATAGGGATCCACATACTGCACGCCGAACTCCCCGCCGCTGACGATCAGCTCCGGCTTGTCGGCGCTCAAACGGTAGATGTCGCACACATCGCCTTCCTGCGTCAGTTCCGGCGCGGTGGGTGTGATGACGGCGATCAGGTTGTCTGTGTCCGCCGTCTCTGTGCCCTCCGGCATGATGGCCTGATGGCTCCACAGGACCATAAAATCCTGCGTTGCTGTATCGGATTGCCCCAGACCGTCCTGCACCGTTGCCACCAGCCTGTAGGCCGCACCATCGTCCAGCAGGCCGATCAGGTCCTCCTGGTTGATGGTGATCTCGTCCTCGCCGGTCTGGCTGTAGGATGCGATAGTCTCCCCCTCAAAGCCGTTGAACACGGATTCATCCGGCCGGTCCATCTGGTAGGCTTCGGCACGTTCAATGGCCAGCGTGGTGGTGCCGCCCGCCCCCGCTCCAGTAACGGTCACCGTCAGTGGCATAGCGGTCAGAGCGGTCACCGTCCGGGTGGTTTCGTCCGGATCGGTCACGGTCTCCTCTGTCAGCGAGGTCTGCGAAATCGTACAGGTCAGCGGGTCGGCCACAGTGACGGGCACCGGATCGCTCCACTCAGACTCCAGACCGTTTGCGCCGGCGACTCGGACGATGAGGCTTTTTTCTCCGGCTGTCCAGCTTTTGGTGATGATGCTCACGCTGTGCGGCGTGGTCGTTTTCGCCACTCTGGCGGTGGGCGTTACCGTGTCCCCGCTCACTGTGGCCTCCCAGACCTCCGCATAACTCTGCGTCGTGCCGTCCTCCGCGGAGAAATCCCATGATGCCGTGATGTTTTTGGTGCCTGGAGGGATCACCGCATCACTCAAGGCGAGGATCGGTTTACCGGGCGCCACTGCCAGATCGACAGCCTGCCGTGCGCTGTATGGACCGTATACCGGATCGTCATCCGTGGTCTGCGCCAGCCGGACCCGGACATACCAGACCACGCCCTGCTCCAGATCGCTGATCCGCAGTTTCGCTGCGTGGCTGTTGGTCAGTACGTAGGTCTGCGGCTCGATGTTGGATTCCCACGCGTTGGGATTGGTGCTCCAGCTCACCTCCGCCCGGTCTGCTGCCTGCCAGTCCCATGTCCATTCCACGATGATCTCGCCGGGCGTGTCCGACAGAGTAGCCGTCACATCTGATGGCGCCGTAGGGACGTCACCGCCCTGTTTCAGCGTGGACGATTGCATGTTAGCTATGACCGCATACTGCGTCAATCCGTCTGCTCTCTGGGACGATTTTGCCGCCCCCTGGAACGCGTAAACGGAGAACTCCGGCGGGATCGCTCCCGTCCAGGTCGGCACCTGTACGGTCACGGAGGACTGCCCGTGCGGGATGATTCCGCAGATGTAGTCCGTCATTTTGTATTTGCTGTGCACCACCGCCAGCCGGGAGTCCGGCACATCATCGGCGGCGGTATTGGTCGCCGTGATCGTCACGATCCCGGTCGTGTTCACGCCGCTGACGCTCAGCCCGGTCGGCGCGGACAGTGTCCCGCTGTCTACCAGTTTTGGAGCCGTGGCGGACGTATTGTTGTCGTGAACAGCGACAACACGCACCCACATGCACTCATTCTCGCCGGCGAGATCGTCCACAGTAAATTTCACCGTGTCCGTACCGGAGGTGTCTGCCACAGTAGCGCCCACCGTCCAGTTGGCTCCGGCCGGAGCAGTTCTCCCGGAATCCGGATTGTCGATGAGCCACTGCGCTTCTACGTAATCCGCAGGATGCGCTGCTCCCGTTTTGAGCGTCCACTTGACCGTGCAAGCGGTCTGCCGCGCCGTGGCTTTCCGGGTAACGCTTGCGCTTTCAATGGTCGCCGTGTATGGTCTGGCGTAAACGTGCTTGGCATACCGCCACGCAGATGCACCTCCTGCGCCTCTTGACCGCACACGCACCCATCTGGTATAGGAACCCGCCGCCAGACGGTCGCTGTCCTCTGTGCGGCTGATAGATCCGCTGCCGGAGCTGACCACCCCGGCGCCCCATCCCAACTTAGTGGACTTCCATGTCAATTTGGAGCCGTCTGTCTCCGTGCAGTCCTTGACCAGCATGGTCTGGTACTGTGTGTTCCTAAACGGTTTGCGGTCCTTTGAGCTGGTCGCCGTCTCCCACGCGAACGTGGACATATTCTGGGACGCATCTGTCGTGACCGTAATGGTCGGCACATTGGGCGACGAGAGGTTGAAACCCCGCTCCGCCCATTTGCTCCAGCTGTATGTGGTGTTGGTGGTCGTGCGGATCGTGTCACTGCCGGAAGTTTTGGAGGAAACGGTGGTGGTTTTGGCCTGTTTCCCGCGCACCCGGAACTCGATGATGGTCAGCACCCGTTTTCCGGTGCTGGGATAGAAATCCGTCTCACTGAATTCCACCACGGTGCTTGTGGCGTAGTTGGGGACGGCGACCGTGTGCCATGTTTTCCCCCGGTTCAGCCGCCACTGGAGCTGCTGTCCGGCCCCGTGGTCGGTGGCTATAATTTTCCACGACACGACAAATTTCATGCCGTTCCGCGCGATCGTGATGCCGCTCGGCGTGGCGGTAGCCCCTGTTGTATTTACAGTTTTCTCGATAATCGCCATATCACGCCATCCTCGTCTGTAGTTTGATGCCTCTGATCAGCTCGCTGGCATAGGCTGCCGGATCCTTCGCGCCGTCAACGGTGATGTAGTTGTTGATCACGTTACCTGCGGAGCTGCCGCCGGACGCTCTGCCGGTGTACAACCGGGCGTCCATGTAGTAAGCCCCGATATTCATCTGCCCCGCATTTGCGATGTCAGCCGCGGCGTTGCTGACGCCGTTGCTGGAGATCTTGCTGATGCCCTTGAGTATGTCATAGGCCGCTTTGTACGCCTCTTTGGCCACGTATTTGGCCGCAGAGATCACAGTGGACGCGTTGTCATAGATACCGCTCGCCATCTCAGAGTCCATGGAGTAGCCAGCCCAGTAAAACTGCCCTGTCTGGCCGTCTGCGGCGTTGTACGCCTTCGTGACGGCGTTGGATGCCGCGTTGGACGGCAGGTAGGAGTTTAGCTCGATGCCCTGCGCGAGGCCCTCGTCCGCGTTCTGGCCGCCGGGCGAAAAATCGAATTCCTCAAACGCGTCCAGCACTTCCTGCGCGGAGCTGTCCGCCGCAGACCCAAGATCGGAGTTCTCAATCGCTTGGTATACCTCCGTCATGCCGGCGTCTATGGCGTCTCCCATCAGGGGGCCGAAGGTCTCCAGTGTGCCCGGAACATCTTCCACCATTGCCGCCACCTGATCCGCCGCGCCGATGCCCATGTCCTGCATGTGCTGCACAAATGCGATCTTGGCGGTATCTCCGGAGGCGACCGCCGCATCCATCAGGGTCTGGATGTTGCTCTCCCAGTTGGTATAGGCGTCGATGTTGCCCTGCATATTCGTCGCCATTTCCTCCAGGCTCAGCCCCAGATCGGTGTCCAGCTCGGAAAAACTGTTGATGACGTTATCCGTTGCCGAATTGACCTGATTGCCCCACTCCTCGGCGGTCATCCCGTGCTCGATGAGCCATGCGGAGGTTTGAGAGAGCGAATAACCGAAGCTGTTCTGGAGCCTGTCAGCCAGTATCGGATACCCCTCTGCCAGCTCCTGATTAGTGGCCGCCAGATCGAGCATGGCTAGCTTTTGCTCCGCCAGCTGAATGTCGTAATCCGTCCCAGTCTCGCGGAGCTTTTCCAGCTCGGCGGATAGTTCATTGTACGATTCCCTGAGGTCATCCCCGGAGTATCTGGCATCAATAGCTGCCGAGGCGATACCGATAATGGCGTCGTGGGTGTCTTTTGCTTTCTGGGCTTCCTCGTCCAGTTCTGCCGCTGCGTCTCCTGCGGAGTCCGCAAACGCTTCCATGCCCGCCGCAGACTTTTCAGCAGATACCCCAATCGCATCAAATGCACCGCCAGCACTGCTTGCAAACCCGTCTTCATCCAAATCGCGCTGAATGATACCTAACCGCTGCAGCGCAGACACTGCGTTTTCGCCGCCTGTCGCCAATAGGCCAAGCACCGTATTGATGTCTTGCAGCTTTTCTTTTGCCTGTTCCAGTGGGTTGAAGGAATCCGCAACAGCGTCAAATATTTCCTGGAGTATCGGATGATCTTCCAGTATTCCGTCGATCGTGTCTCGGATCTCCTTCAGCGTGCCGAGCAGTCCGGCGCTGAGCTCCGCGACATCTTTCACATCGCTCATAAGCAGCGATGCGACTTCCGCGGCATTGCGAATCGTTTCTGCCCACGGTTCTGTTGAATCCGTCACTTCGTCCATGACGTCAGGGAGTGCGATGATGGCATCCGCAACCCCGCCTATTGTCTGCAGGATTCTCGGGGCCACATTTTCTGCGGCGGTGGCCATACTTTCCGCCAAATCGACTGACAGCGCCTCAATATCCGCGTTTTCATCGGCGATCCCGGTTTTCAGATTTTCCCAGGCGGCCTGCATGGACGATATGCTGCCAGAGATCGTTTCGCTGGCCTCCTGCGCTGTGGTTCCGGTAATCCCCATCTCCGTCTGCACCACGTGGATCGCGTCTACGATGTCGGCATAGCTGTCGATAGAGTAGGACGCCACTTCGCCCTGTTTGGCCTTGATTGCCTCCGCGTCCTGGAGCAGCCGCTCCATCTCCGTCTTGGTGCCGCCATAGCCCAGCTTCAGGTTGTCGAGCATGGTATAGTTCTGCTTCGCAAATCCCTGATAGGCGTTCTGGATGGCCTCCATGGATGTGCCCATCTTGTTGGCGTTGTCGGACATGTCCGTGATGGCAAGGTCCGCCTTCTTCGCCGCCTCTTCCGTGTTGCCGCCCAGGCTCTGCAGCAGCGACGCCGAGAAGCTGGTGACCGTCTCCATGTAATCGTTGGCCGACAGGCCTGCGGTCTTGTAAGCGTTTTCCGCGTAGCCTTTTACAAGGTCCGCACTGCCCTTAAAGAGCGTTTCCACGCCGCCGACCAGCTGCTCATAGTTCGCATAGTTCGAGACAGACGCCTTGATCCCGTCCACCGCCAGCTGTCCGATTTTGGCACCGATGCCGGCAGCGGTCACCTTCCCGATAATTGACGTTACCAGATTTGTGCCCGCGACTCCGCCGGCGGCTGTGGCCTCCCCGCTGATCGCCTGGGTGATCTTCCCGGAGATCCCCTCTGCCGACGGCACGATCTGTACATACGCTTTGCCGAGGTCCGGCATTTATTCTTCCTCCTCTCCGCCCAGGCGGTTCCATTCCGCCATAAAATCGTCCCCGCTGCGGAATCCGCGGAGCTCTTTTTCCTTTGGTTCCCCGCTGAGTGCATCCAGTATGGATTTCGGCCGGTTTCGGCCCTTGAACCCGTCCTTGGTCTGGAACCATACCAGAGTCCGCATGGCGTCCGCACAGGCGCCTAAAGCAAAGAGCTCCGGAGAGATCCGGAGCCCTGATAGCTTTATTTTGATTCGGCTGTCATTCCGCAGACCCTGCGCCAGTGTGGCGATATGCGTGCACGGATATTGATACATGTCATGGATGTGATAGGTCTCTGCCAGATCGCAGATCACCGCGTCCTCATCCAGATCCAGCATCTCAGCGAGGATCAGGAGTTTTTTACCTTTTTGTCCGCCTCGCTGGCCTGCGTGAGGATCTCCCCGATCTCCCGGAACACATCGTCCACCGGGATCCGGCCGGCCTCGTCGGCCAGATGGAGCAGGAACCGGTCCTCTTCCTTTTTGTCGCAGAACACGATGGAAACCATGTCCAGCACCGCCTGGTTGGCCTCATCCGGATCGCCGGATCTCAGCGCCTGGCGGGCCCGGATGAACCGGAAGTCCCCGTGGATCCCGCCGGGGATGTCACACTCAAATCCGGATTTCGTCTTGATCTTCATGGAATGACCTCCTGATCAGAATTAGGTGCCGGAGGAGCTGGCGGCCTTGTTGTACTCGTAATGAGTATTGCCGCTGCTGTCGGCCATGGCGGTCAGCGTGATATTGTAGCTCACGGCGTCAGAGCCCGAGTACGTGATATCCGCCAGATCCGTCATCTTGGCGTCCGGCAGCACGATCCGCTTCTTGGAGTTCTCGCGGGTGATCATGTCGAAGACCCACACATATTCCGTGGGCTCATCGGCATTGGCCTTGACCGTCAGGCCCGTCGCGTGCGAGCCGGTGACGTTGCTCTCACCGTAGACGGTTTTGAGCACATCCTCGTTCAGCGCCTCCAGCAGTGTGAAACTGAATCGGTCCTCCTTGCCGGTCTGGATGGTCAGGACGGTGTCGCCGCCCCAGGCCGTAATCTCGGTGCTGTCCCTGGAGATGCTGTTGGTCAGGCCATCCTCAGAGCAGTAGCCCAGCGGGACGAAGGTGTTTGCCAGCGCGGTCGACGCGTCGGTCGGCGCGGTCGTGCCCAGCGGCGCACGATAAACCGCACCGCCTACCGCAGGTCTTGCCGCAGTAACATTGGTTGCAGTCTGAGACATATCAATTTCCCCTTTCAGTAGTGGTAGATGTCATATACCGCCTGATAGCGGTACTGGTTGGTGTCCGGATCCGTGTAGTTGTAATCGCTGTTCAGGCGGACCCGGGTGATGTCATTCGGGACGCTGCCGTACAGCAGCGCCCCCTTGACCTGCTCATTGAGGACAGCGGCCTCATAGAGCGATGGCGCATAGGACTGGACCGCAAAGGTGGATTCGTAGATATGGTTTTCCATACCGCCGCCGGTTTTCTCCAGCACCACGAAGCGCTCCGGCATGCTCTCCGGGATCTCCATGTGTGCCGGCACCGAAAGCGCCTGATTGAGGTAATCCAGAAGTGTTTTTTCGATCATTTTCTCGCCCCTCTCAGCGCCTTTAGAAGCGTGTTGTGCTTGAGGTTCGAGTGATAGGCCCGCTTTGTTGCGGCCCGGACTGTGGCCACCGCACGGGTCCCTCTGACCTGCGTTGAGGCCTCATATTCGTCCGGTCCAGCGGAGCCGGCGGCACAACGCTGGTGAACCTGTTCGGCGTATTCCGACAGGACTCCCTGCATCTCCGCGCCCTTGAGCAGCTCCGCCACTCCTTTCCGGTTCAGCTCGAATTTGACCTTACTCAACCCGCTCCACCTTCACTTTCTTGTTCCAGGGGCCGGGGACCATCGCCTCGATGTACTCCGTCACCGGGCCGAAGCTCTGGAAATCCTGCCCGAAAAACCGGATCTTCCGGTTCTCCCAGTTGTGGCCGTCCCCCTTCGGGATGCACAGCTCGTAGACCGAGCGTCTGCCGTACATCTGGATCTCGGAGACCACCTCCTCAGAGGCCGTTGGTGTCACCAGCACATTTTTGACCGTGAGCGGCTCCTCGGTATAGACCGGTTCATTAAAGCCGTCCGTGCCCGTCTGGGTCCGCTCGTAGATGGTCACATCGATTCCACGGATCATGACGGCACCAACTCCTCCACGGGGCTGATGCTCCCGATCCGGTTGGACAGGCCCAGCAAACGCCGGTCCTCTTTGCCCAGGTACATTTCCCCAGTGGTGCCGCCGGTCATGGTCCAGCTCTGGGTGTAGCCGCCGGCGGCCATGGAGCCCTGCGTGGCGCCCACAGGGATGCTGTACCCCTCCGCGCCGTCTCCCATGGCCCGGATCACCATCCGGCAGGAGACGATCTTCTTGGCGTCAGCAGATGCGCTGGTGGTCAGGCTGTCGATCATCACCGCCGCGTCATCGAGCAGCGTCGTGATGGTTTCTTCCTCTTCGGATGTATAGCTCCTGCTGGTGCGGGCTTCCACGTCCTCAACGGTTGCATAGGCCATGCCGGCACCTCCTTACGCTTTTTTCTTTTTCGATTTCGGGGTCTTCGCTTCCGGCTTCGCAGACGCGGCGGGAGGCGTGCCGGGCTCCTCCACAGGTTCCCAGCAGCCCCCCATTTTGCTGCTTACGTCAATGATCACGCCGGTTTTTCTGTGTCGGTACCGCATGGCATTACGCCGTGACGATCCGCTGGAAGCTCTCCGCATCCAGGATGCCCCAGCCAAGATAGGCCTCGGCCCGGAGCACGACCTGGTTTTTGCGTTTCAGGTCGCCCTGACCGTCGGGATCACCGTACTCGATGACCTCCAGCGGGATATTGGCGCTGTAGCCCCAGCGGAACGCGTTCTTGAAGTCGCCCACGATGGCGCGATCCGCAGAGCTTCCAAAGTTCACGGTGCCGTTGATATCCACGCCCATGCCGTTCAGGGCACCGGGGTTGGCGCCGAACATAAACTCAGGATACTGGCGCACCCCGTTGACCTTAATCTGTGCCATAGCCGCACCAAAGGCAGGGGCCATGGCGATGCCGGTGACAGTGCCGTCATTGGCCTGGATCGCCGCAACAGCATCCTGCAGATTGTCATCCGCGGTGGCGGCGGCATAGGTCACGGTGCCGGTGACCAGGGTGTCGAAGCTCTTGCCGGAGATGGACGCGGCGGTGGTGCCGGTCTTGGGATTCACGCCGTGGAAGGCGGAGATGTCCAGCGCCCGGGCGATCTTGGCCGCGAAGCCCTCGCCGAAGGCCTGCAGATACGGCAGGCGGGCCTCGTCGCTCATCCGGACGAACTCGTCGGTCAGCCGGTGCTGATAGACGAACTTCACCGGATTGATGCTCACGGGCTCAAACCCGGCATCGCCAGGGCTCTTGGAATCGCCCTCGCCCACCAGCTCCGCCTCGCCGTCCATGGTGAACACCATGATGTCGGTCCCCGCGAAGGGGATGGGAGTCTGGCCGCACAGGGCCGCAAGGGAAGAGTGTCCCTTGACTTTGCTGAAAATGTCGGTTACCAGCTCATGAGGGAGCTGGAGCGCGGTAGTGGTAGTTGCCATAATAGTTCCTCCTTATTAGTTGTTCAGGCTCTCGGAGACGCTCAGCCATGCGCTGCCCTGGGGGTCTCCGCCCCCGCCGGTTGACGGCTCTCCGCCGTCCTTCGCGTCCGGGTACTTAGGCTGTGCCCCTCTCCAGGCCAGGATCGCGTCCGCCTGGGCCCGGGCTGCTTCCTCCGTGTCGGCGGTGATCAACTCCGCCGGCACGCCCGTAGCCTTCGAGACGGACTGCCGCATGTCGCGTGTCGCGTTTGCGGCTCTCAGGTTGTCGAGCTCTGTCTGAAGGTTATCAGCCAGAGTCTGCGCCTCGGTGAGCTGACCCGCCGTCTGTTCCAGCTCCTCCACCCGGGCCCGGGCGGTCTCAAGCTGGCTCTGCAGCTCTGTCAGGTTCCTCCTGGCGCTGTTGATGTCTGCACCGTTAAGGTTCAGGATCGCGTCGATCTGTTCCTTTGTCGCCTCCGGAAACAGATCCGTGATGTCTGTGCGTTTCATTTCGGTCCTTTCTCCGCTGCGCTTTGTTGATGCGGGTCGCCTCCGCTGCGGCCGATAGTTTTACGACGTTCCGGTCAAAGATGGTATAACAAAAGCCCATGCCATCAGACATGGACTGAGTTATTGAGTTTTGGGCATAGAAAAACCACCGCCGAGATGGTGGTGGTTGTGTCTTCTTATCACGTTCAGGATGTAGCCGCCGTCACTTTGATCGTCACTTCTTTAGAAGCCAGCTCCTCTATCAGGGAGTTGGCTTCTTCTATCAAAGCGCCGAGCCGTTTGGCTTTTTGAATTGCCTCGTCTATTTCGCTGGTATCCGTTTTAAGGTCAATTATCAGTTTGTCCATGTCGGCCTCCTATTCCAGCATCTCGACGCTTTCGACTTCGCTTTCACCAAGGCCTATATATCTGCCGTCCTCAGTGTGAAGGCTGATGCCGTCCTCTCCCAGACCGCTTTCTTCTACGTCATCTATTGAGGATATGACGCCTTTTATTACTTCTCCATCTGTGCAAACTACTTTCACTCTGTCGCTCGCACTTATTGTTCTGAAATCAATCATAATGCCCTCCATACTGCGGAACCAAATGTGATCCCCTGCTCCCGTGATGTATTGCAGCTTTGTTGGTTTCATGGTATTCCCCTCTCCACCAATACTTTCCGATGACTTTATCACAAGTAATTTCTTCGATATTCATCGGGCTGCCATCCTTACGAGTTTTTATAATACCTGTTCCGCTCTTTTCTCTGATAATCTGTTGTGCTTCATCCCTTGAAATGGTTAGAACACTTTGCGGATCCAGTCCCTTCGCCGCTCTGGATTCTCTGTATCGCTCATAATCCCGGTGTCCTTCAATATGCTTGTTGTAACTCTGCTCCGTGAGGCGGAGTGAGTATTCTCCGGACTTGACTTTTTCCGTAACGGAGCTTGCAGCGATCGCGGTGATGCGTTGTATAGGTTCTCCTGTTTTCACTATACCACTTCCACCGCCTCCCCGCAAGCTGATTTTCTTCTCGCCTTCCATTTCCAACGCTCGTTTCTCCGCTGCGATCTCCCGCCTCCAGGCGTTGATCTTCTCCTGCGGTGTCCCGTCAAAGGATTCATACTTCTCCAGATACTTGTCCGGGTCGTACCCCTCCACGGTGCTGTGGTTGTCAAACCGGATCGCGTATTCGCAGTCGCAGTTGGCGTGAATATGTTCCGCGTGGTCTCCCGCCCGAGCCCTCTTGCTCTGATACTGCCAGCCCCTCGATGCCAGCGTCAGACAGAACGCGCAGGTGTCGCCCATCGGCACCCAGGCGAACTGTGCTCCGTCCCGTCTGGCGTTCTGGAGCATGGTATCCGCACCCACCATCTTCACCAGTTTCCCCACCGTGGCGGCCACGGTGTTGTCCTGGTTCTTCATGGTGCCGTAGACCGCCTTCGCCGTCTCTCCGTAGGTGGCGGTCTGCGCCGGCAGTGCCGGTGGAACACTGACCCCCTGCGACTCCGCGATCGCGTCGTACATCGTGCAGGCCAGGCTCCCCGCCGCCTCTCCGTAGTGCTCCGCCACCGCGTGAGCCACCGCCACGATGTCCTCGGCGCTGCTGGTCGGGTTTTCGTCCATCCACTGCTGCATCACGTCAGCGGCTTTTTTGTTGACCGCGGACAGCTTCTTGATGTAGTTTGACCAGTCACTCCGCGATATCTGCATCTCCCAGCACCTCTGTCAGCACGTTCAGCCCCCGGGCGTTCCGCTCCTGCGCCTTGATTCGCCGGATGTCCGCCTGATCGAAGCCCACCATCTCCAGATACACGTCCGTCTGCCCGAAGCCCTCCCGGCTCGATGCGATCTTGATGGCTGCGTCCGCCATGGACGCCACAGACGGCATGGCCGGGTTTTTGAAGTGGGCCACCACGTCCTTTTCCTCATCGGTCAGCTCGTCCATGGTCACGTTTTTGGCGATGGCCTGAGCCATCAAGGCGATGGTGTGGAGGCTGTCGCCGTTGCCGGTGTTCAGCTGCTCCGCCATCAGGATCAGGCTCTGCGTTTGTGCCAGGATGGCATCAGAGGACGTAGGGTTGGCGTCGTTGATTACGCCCACATCCGTGGCGCTGAGCCCGGATGCAGCGGAAAACTGTGTCGCAAGCATCCGGAGCTGCTGCACATGTGGCTCGATGGTGCCCTGGGCCAGCTGGCCAAACTCCGGCCGCTCCCCGGTCTCCGGGTTGTCCGTGGCCAGCAGCATGCTGCCCACGTACTGTTTGAATTTTTCATTGATCAGCTCATCGTACTGCTTGTCCGTGATGCCCAGCAGATATTTCTGCGGGCTCGTGGCGAATTCCAGTCCGATCGTGGCGTTGGCCACCGTCCGAACATAGCCCTGGATCAGCCGCCGGATCGGCTCCTTGATCCGGCTCCTGCCAAATGGCTTCTTGCTGGTTGGGTTCCAGACGAACGGCTCCATCAGGGGCCGCCCCATCTCGTGGGGATGCCGCTCCGCGCTCCATTTCGTCGTTCCCGCCTCTCTCCGCAGGACCCACAGGTCTGTGTCTGTGTGCAGATGTACCACAGAGGGGCTTTTCCCGCCGCCGGCGTTGGTGTCATAGGCGATGATCGCGAACCCGCTCCCGATCCTGCCCTTTTCGCCGTTCCACTCCGCTGCCGCCGTCTCCGGCGTGTGGAACCGGATCCTGCAGCCCATCTCTTTGTCCGCCAGTGTGGTGGCGAAGGCACAGCCATATTTCAACTCATCCCTGCACGCCTTCATGTATTCGGCCTTCAGGCGGTTCGCGTTCATAATCTTGTTCATGTCCTCCGCGTCCTCGCCGTTCCGGCCCACGAATCCGTCAAACATGGACCGGCTGGCCAGTACGTCCACGGTCTTTTCGCCCCATGCACAGCCGATCTCCAGCCCCCGCATGCCCTTCGGCAGCGCCAGGCCCAGATTTACCTCTCTGAGCGTGATATGGCCCTCATAGTACCGGCGCTTTTGCCGGTTCTTCGATTCGTGGTCGTTGTATATTCCGATCAGCCGCCGGAGCGTCGTTCTCTCCGCCTCCGGCAGCCCGGCAGCATATGCCATGGAATTCTCCAGTCGCATTTCGTCACCTCATCCGATTCTCATTTTCCTGCTTGGGTCCCTTTTACTGGTCCGGCAGCCCCACAGGGCCAGCGCCGCCGCCTCGATGGGCGCCGAATCGTCTCCGCCGAAGCCCCAGCCCCCGCCGATGGCCCGTTTTGTGGCGCTGAGCGCACTTTCCTCCAGCGCCGTCTGCGGCGCGTACCACGTGACGGTCTGCTCGCTCAGCTCGTTGGTCAGGCAGCTCACCGCCGCGATCACGTCCTTGGCAGACGGCCGGATTACGGATCCCTTCATCCGCCAGGTGGGTGCGATCTGCTCCACCAGCACGTCCACGCCGTTCCTGCCGTCGATCACCACGCAGGACGCCGTGTCATACCGCTTGTTCAGCCAGTCCGCCAGCCACCGGATCCCCTGTCCTGTGGGCTTCCGTTCGATCAGCGTGATCCGGGCCTTCCCTTCCTTGGGGATCACCGCCCCGCAGAGGCAGACCTCCGAACCGTCTGAGGAGAACTTCACGCCATAGGCCGTTTTCCCCTCCGGTTTCGGGTCATCTGATTTGCACCGGTCCCAGGCCGCCTTATCGATGGCCTTATCTTCCACTTGGGCTACAACTGGCGACCACCAGCCGAGCCGTTCTCTGGCGAACATATCCGGGTCCATCTGCTCACATTCACCCTCGATGGTGGAGGCCAGAATCCTTCGACCGAGCGCCGGGTTTGTCTCTGCCCATCGCTGCCGGTCAGTAACGTCCCCGATCTCCGGGACAGAAAATTCGAACCAGGCCGTTTTGCGTGTCTTTTTCTCCCTGGCTCGATCCCGGATCCCACGAAATACGATGCCCGGCGCGTCCGGATCCGGCGGCGTCCCGACATAGGTCGTCTGCGGATTCAAACTGGCAGAGATCGCCGGCAGGAAGGACGCCTGCTGATTCTCGTCCAGCTCCTGCGCTTCATCAAAAATCAGCAGATCCCCGTGCTGGCCTCGACCGCCATTCCTCGTCCGCGCCAGAAACTTGATTCTGGCGCCACTCTTGAGGATGATCTGCTCCCGGCCCAGCGCCGTCTTAATGTCTTTGACGTACTTCTTCAGCTTTGGCGTGTCAAAGAATACGGCGATCTCCTCAAATGTCTCCGTGGCGGTCTTTTGCAGATGGGCGGTGTAAATAACCTGCTCGTTGTACAGGATCATCCCGGCAGAACTGCGTCCCTGAAGCAGCAGCGTTTTTCCGTTCTGTCTGGGAACGCTGCCGCCGCAGGTTGTACTGGCCCACCGGCCGGAGGCGTTTCTCCCCATCCAATCATTCAGGACATCGGCCTGCCATGGATCCAGGCTGATCTCTCCTGCTCGAAGCACCCGCGCTGCGTCCAATCCATCTGTCGTTTTATACCGAGGCGCGATTCTTACGCACGGCTCCTGGCTTCCCAGCAGTTTCCCGGCTCTGGAGGATGTCGCTGATTTCGTCATCCTGATTTCCTGCTCCCTCTATCTCTTCGATCTCGCGGATCGTTTCCCTGTACTGCTTGGCAATAGGAGCCAACGACTTGCTGTCTGCGGCCTCCATCGCCACCTTCAATTTCACTTCCAACTCTCTCAGCTTTTCTAATCTATTGGCCATCCCAAAAACTCCCTGTGTGTAAATTGGCGCTAGATCGGAAGAGCGTCGTGTA